TGACCTTCTACTGGTTGTTTCATACTATTATTTATTCAGTAACCACTAACTGCATATCATCGATAATAGGAGTTAGTGCTGGGTTGTCAACCACCATCACAATCTTAACTGCAAGGGCGTCGAATTTGGGAAGGTCTTGAGCGGTCCATACCAAAGACTTCCAACCACTTGGTCCAATCTCAGCAGGATTCACATTGTCACTGTCTCTTACTGTGATGAGGTTAACATCATCTGGGAGTCCAGGAACAATCTGACGGTTCTCAACAAGTGCATTCTGTTGATTTGAATCAACCACATTTGCCACCAGTTCCTGCTCTGGGTTGAAAGGAACCCAACTCACTTCTGAAATGTCTCCATCGAATCCAATTGTCCGTGGACGATAATAACACTTGATGGAGTCCTTGGTGTAATAACAGGCACTCAGTTTGAGTTGAATACCGTCACACTCATTCTCAAAGATAAACAGTTTGGAGATGAACTTGGACCAGGCGGATCCTCTATCATTCACTTCGGGATAATAGATGTCTCCATCTGCTACCTCAATGTTAGCAGTACCAAGTGCCGCGACTGCAGTGTCGGTAAAGGTGTGAGTTCTCTTGAGGTCCTTCGCATTCTTACCTCTCACCACGATACGGTTTGTAGCAGTATCGTGAGAGTCCACATAAACTGTCTTGGTGACATTGTCGGAGTTCTTAAACTCAACGGTGGAACCAGCAGTAACATTTGTCAGTCCACTGGAATCACCAGACATCACCAGCGTGGCGACTGGTGTACCAAAGATAGGATCTGTTGGATTTGGATAGTTCACCAGGTTACGAATCATATTAGCGTTTGTTCTCTCAATGTTGATGACAGGAGAAACTGCATCGTCCCCGGTAATCATATAACAAGCGACTTCCAGTGACTTCTGTCCGTTTAGTCTCTGTGAATCATTGAACTTCGCTTCGTTCAGTTCGTTCACAACCGTCTTCACACCTGAGTAGTAATAAGTCTCAAGGAGTTCGATGTCATATGCAGGTTGTCTGGTATAACGATTTCTCGCCAGTTCCAGTGCCTTGGCATCTGTATCATAAGTTGCACGAAGTGCCTGTGAAGTCGACAGTCCAATCGTTGGTGTTGTTGTGGCTGTCAGGGTTGTGGGTCCGAATGTCATTGCACCAGTTGTAACATTGATGCACTCATACTCCTTATTAGTGGTAATTCTAACTGTTCTACCACCACCTCTTGCCTTGCTCGTCGCGTCGGTGTTTACCTGAATGGTAAAGGTGTTCATACCAACATCAATAACTGTGTGGAGTGTGTTGAGTTCGGCATCAGGGATACCGCCAACATTTCCTGCAACACCTGTGATTGCAACTAAGTCACCTGGGAGAAGACTGTGCCACATACACCTGACTTGAACAACCTTAGGATTGGCACCAAACTGAAGTGAATCTGACTCTGTAAGAGAACTGTTATCTGTTCTGATTGGATTCTCAGGTGCTTTTCTCGTGTCGATAGGAGCATTTGTCAAGTCAATTCTACCCACTGTATCAGTGATGAAGACTGCTCTCGACAGGTTAAACGTAATGTCCTGTGTCTGATCGGGTGTCCACAATCCACCATTCTGTGACTTGAACAAAGAACCAGTAGAAGCCGTCTTGGTAACTCTGTTCTGTGTGCCAACCTGGTTCTCACCAATCTTAGCAGTGTATGCCTTGTACTTCAGTGAAGTGGATGCCTTCAGAACGAATGCATATGTGGTATCACTCAGAAGGTAGATAGGAGATATAAACCTAAATCTGGTTTCAGCAGTTGCGTCTTCAGATGTTGATACACCCATATCGACTGCTTTCAGTCCTGCGGATGTTCTAACTGAAACAGTTGCACCCGAACCAGTGGAGTCTGAAATAGTAGCACTCGGTGGTTTTGTGTATCCACTACCTGCTTCGGTTAGTTCAATACCATAAACCATACCCGCGCCACTGCTTCCAGTTGCACCCACCTTCACCGTACCAGTAGCAGTAACGCCACCTGGAAGTTGAGGTGCTGTAAATGTAACAGTTGCTGCACTACTGTAACCGGAACCAACTGCAGTTACTTCTGCATAATCAATGTTAATCTCGTCATCTACGATAGTAAATGTTGAGGTTTGTGCCGGCACGGTGTTGGGTGTAAGAACCTCACCAGAGATAAAGTCTCCAACATAATTGTTAAAGATCATATCGTAAGTGGTGTTACTCACGTTCAGTGTAGAACTCTGAGAAGCGGCGTCGAATGTAACAGCGCTCTTTAGAACAGCAGTTGAACCTGTTATTGAACCAGTGAATGTTGTTCCAGCGGGAATGGTAGTGGATGTAACACCCGTTCCCAACTCACACTTCACTCTGAAAGTGGTATCGGAATTCTTGACTGCAATAGAGTAAGGAAGAATAGTTTTTGTTGGAACCTCACCATCTGTGGTGGTTATATAACACTCAACTGATTCAACTGGGTCCTTAGTCTCGAAGAAGACTCCAACTTCAGATAAGAACATTCCATCTGGGAATTGATTACGATCAACAATAAATGTCTGAGCGAGAGGATCATCGTCAACCGGCCAGATGTTGACGGGTTGGCGAACAATTGTTCTTTCTCTAACGACCTCGGTTCTTTCTCTAATAACCTCAGTTCTCTCAATGATTCTCGGAGGAGGCGGAGGACCAATAACTCTTGCAGATACTGATGTCGCACCTGGTTCCCATCTGTTCTCAGACTGAACAGTACTGGTGGAACTGCTGAAGGAAGGAATTGTTGTTGCAACGATTGTCTCTTGCTTGTCCTGAAGGACTCCACTTGCCACATAAGTGGTCTCAGCGTAACCTTCAAGAATTTCAAGATCTTGTGAATCTGTCTTCGAAGTCGTGATTCTAAACTTCCTTGTTCCTGTAGCAAAGGAACGAGTTGAACCAGATGTCTGATAAGAGACGTTGGCGAAGTTACTATAAGGTTGAAGTTCTGTTGGTGGTCTTCCGTTTGGAATGATAAACACACCTGCCAGATTACCAACACCATCACTTAGGATGGGATAACCAAATCCCTTACTATTGGCACCAGGGGTACCTTGGAAACGATTTACGTCATCTGGGAAAGTGGTAACGATGTTATCTGTTGCAAACCACTCGGTGCAATCAACATCATCAAAGAAGATATAGTAACGAGTGTTGGGCTTCAGTCTTGAAGCATATACTCTAACAGGACGACTTCTCATTGATCTCGCAAGAGACACATCAGTGATCCTCTCACCATAAGAAGTTTCTTGTGTCTGTCCAGTCTGAACACGGATGTTAGTTTGTGTCTGGGTTCTGGTCTGCTCTAGTGACTGAGTTGTCGTTGTAACTTCAACGGCTGGGTTCCAGTTATTAGCTGAACCAGGAGGACGACCCGCATCCTGTGGAGTAGTGGTTCTATTCACAGAAGTGGTAGTTCTACCAGTATCCTGCCAGTCACCCCACACAGTACCCATACCCGATTCTGTCATTTCGGTTGTGAGGTTAACCATCGAATCGTAAAGACTGCTGTCTCTCACCACCAATGCAGGTGCCTGTGAAGTATCTGTCCAGGTATCAATCGCTGGATCCAATTCTACATCACCGTTATAACAGAAAACTGTATAAGGCTGGAGGTTAACGGAACGAGTAGCAAATGGTTGCTGTTGGTAGATCCCTTCCGTATAATCCAACATCAACTGAGGACCTGCCTTTCTATATCCGTTAGCAGCTCTTAATTGATCTGTCTGTGCCTTTTCAATCAGTTCAATCTGATCGGTATAGTGTGGTGCTCTGAGATGACCTTGTGCGCCATCCACAGAACATCTATAATACTCACTACCAGTTGCGCCGTTTCCGTGAGTGTGGAAAGGATCCACCACCATACCATTCTTGAATCTATCAAGTCCAGTAACAGCATCTCTCACTGACATATTCAGTGCTGACTGTTCCAGAAGTGACAGGGAAACGAGTTCTTCCAGTCTACCGATTCTCCTTTCCAGAGAAACGATATCCTTCATTGTGTAACTCTTGTAGTTAAACTTCTCAGTCTTAATGCCATCAATCTTGAAGGTATAAGGAGACAGTTTGAAGTCATAAAGACGAATACCAGTTGCCAAGTCAGGTGGAGCAACAGGTTCGTCAGCAGTTGCACCTTCAACCAGTGTCAATGAACCATCCTTACCCATAAACAAGGAGTCAATCTTCGCCTGATAGAAAGCGATGTTGCACTCGAAGTTAGAACCAACAATTGGAATACGAGGTGATGTACCATTACCATCGTTAGAAGCGTTTCTAAAGTTGGGAGAACCAACAGCAGTCTTATCAGGTGTAACACTTGGGAGATAAGAAGGATTG